TTAAGCAGATACAGTTACTTTATCTTTACGGAAGATTCCCATTAATCCACCGATTAATAATAATACACCTGGTAATAGGAAGAAGATAGAAATACAAATAAATCCACCAATAGCAGCGACAGTCATCATGATACCGCCAGCTTTCGCTTTACTTCTTACCATAACAGAACCAACGATTCCTAAGATTGATAGGCCTACAGCACCCCAACCTAATCCGATAATTGTATTTGCACCTTCTGCTTCGAAAGCAGCGCCCATACCACCGATTAATAAAGCAATAAATGCGCAAATAATACCAAAAATACCACCAATAAGTCCTAATACAAATTCAGCTGTTCGTTTCAATTTAATACTCCTTTACAGTTTATTCTACTTTTAATTTAATTTCTTTACCCATCATACCGCCACGAGCTTTTAATACTAAGCCTTGTGCATCAGCAGGTATATCAAAGATAATTTTACCAGTTTGAGTTAATCCAGGATTAAGTTGTTTTAAGAAGAAATCTGATTTACCACCATTTCCAATATCATAAGCTGTTTGAGCTTGTGTAGAATATTTAAATTCACGGTCTTGATTATCCATTAATTTAAAGCTATTTGCGTCTACAGTGATAGCATCCTTTTGGTTATTTGTAATTGAAATCTCAACTACTTTAAATACACCCTGTGCTTTTTCATTTAAGTATTCACCACCAACAGAATCTACTGATTCTACAGATCCTACAGCGATTTTAACTTTAGAGGACTCGCCTTCTTTAGAAAGTTCCTTTTTAGGCTCTTCCTTTTTCACTTCTTCTTTTTTAGGCTCTTCCTTAACCTCTGTAGAAGCTTGTTGAGTTGTTTCTTTAGCTTTAGGTTTCTCTTCTTTATCTTTTGTTGGTATTAAAATCATAGCTAACACCAGGCATACAATCGAACTAATAAAAAGTTTTGCCTTGGGTTTTTTCTTGAAAATAGCAATGATAAACAATACAAACAAAACGATTGAAGCCAGAAAAATCAATACCGCTAGTGTTTCCATGCTTTATCCACCTTTTCTGATAATTTTAGGTCAAAATGTAAGATTTCCGAGCTTATCATAGCAAACTATCAATTGTTATATTGTCATATTTTGTCGAATGAAAATAAAAAAAGAGAGCTACAGCTCTCAATGTAAAATATGGTAATATTATGTAAAGTTTTACCTCTTTATTTTGGAAATGATTTCTTTTATGATGAAATCAAATCATAGTATTTCTTTATTATCATGTAGCATTTTCACATATAACGAAACTTGTTTTGCAAAACGTCCTTTCTGACGTCCATCAAGCTCCTCATAAGCTCTTTTGACGTCTTTTTGCAGTAATGATAGTAATGCATCATCTTGTTCGTTCTCGAACCCGAGAAGTGTGTCTGTAGATATTCGGAAAATAGATGATAAGGTTTTAATGCTTTCGACGTCCGGTTGGTGACGATCTGTTTCCCAATGTTTCATTTGACCATGACTAAAACCATACTTATCGGCAAAATCTTCTTGAGTTAAACCAGTCTTTTTTCTAAAGAATTTAATAGTTTGTCCTAAAGTTTTCATACTTTGAGTATAGTTATTCTAACATTTGCATACCATAAAAGTTAGATATACTAACTTTTTAAGTTGATAAGTTAGATTTTCGATAAATATAATATTTCTATAGAACAAGTGTTTGTTTAGTGGTAAAATATGCATGTGAGGTCTTCATACGTTTCATTCTCGGTATATATTTTCATTTTTCTTTCATGTGATGGATGTTGATATATAGCGATTTTAAAACTTTCTCAATATTTTTCTGATAACCACACGACTGAATTTTGGGAAAAATGTGATATTATGAAAATAACAAAATAAACGGACGTAAAAAAGACCCATGACTGTGCAAGTAGTGTTGGTAGCACTCTTACACCGTCCTCCCTAATGCGAGTAGGGAAAACACTTGTCATAAGTCTCATACATAATTATAACACACATCTTAGATGTAGTGACGCGTTTTCCTTAAATGTAACAAACTGGGTATAACGTGTCTTTTGTTCCGAAAAAGGGGAGCAATTTCATGCAAAAAGTGTTAAGCAAGATATCAGATGATATGGATAGCAAAAACATTAATAGAACTCAACTTGTAAAAAGAATCGACATAGATGGTGCTACACTATCAAGATTCTTAAAAGGAAAGCATCAACTCGTTTTTAATAAGTATGGAGTAATTTTAAAAGAAGTGTATCCTGATGATGTTAATGCGAGAAGGAGTTTTTGCCGTAAATATTCTAGCGTCCTGAAGAGACAAGGGAATAAAAAGATAGCTGTATATTATTTGTTAGCGCACGGGGAATTAGATACCGTAGCGGAACTGTTAAACGAAACAATAATTAAGCACGATTGGGAAAAGGTATGTAGATTAATATATCTACGTTACAAAGGCGATTTATCTGGAGATGAACTATTAAAGGTTTATAAAGAAAAAGTAGAGGGTATTAAATCAAAAAATGCTGAATTTGAGATTCTCAAGGGTATTGTACTTCTTCATATTAGATATGATCAGAAAAACTATAAGTCGATGATTCGGCTTTCTGAAGAATTACATGAGAAGGTCGAAGAGTTGGAAGATAACTACGCTAAAGAATTTCTGAAATTTAAAATACAAGAAGCTACTATTTACGGATTGTTAACGTGTAATGAGATTCCAAGATTAAGAAGTGTATGCCATGAAATAATCAACGATGAAAGTTCGGATATGTTATTTCCTATCTTTAAAGCAACAGCGTACGGTGTGCTGGGAGAGTCGTATATCTTTACGGATTACCATAAATCATTAGGATATTTAAATGCTGCTGCAAGCATCATAACGAATGGACCTGGTAATCAAATGATGAAGAGGAAAAACATGATATTGAATACGATCGATTTCTTGAAGATACATTGGAAGGTAGATTTGGATAATATCAACCCTAAGGATGAAGTTGAAAAGGCCTATTTAGAAATACAAAAAGGTAATTGTGAAAAGGCAATAAGTATACTAGAAGATGTAAGTAAAAATAAAGGAAAACTTAGCGCTTTCGGTTTAACTTATCTGGGGATAGCGAAGGGGAATGATCCTCAGATACTAAGTGATGCCTTGGATTTATTTGAGCGATCTTCTGATATTTTTTATTCCTATTTAGCGAAGAAAAATCTAGGAATAATGTCCCAAAAATGCTATAATTTAGGTGGGTGATGCTAAATGAAAAAAGTACTATCGCTAATCACAAGCGTAGCATTAGCTGGTGGTTTTTTATTCGCTCCAGCTGATAATAAAGAGCAACCAAAACAAGTTGCTAAAGAAACACAAAACGTAATTTTATATGCAGAGGATCCTGGAACAGGGATTTAATTTTATAGATATATACGAATGACGTCTTCTCTTGCGGAAGACGTCATTCGTCATTTTTGGGGTTATTGAACTTTTAGTAAAAAATACAGTAAAGTTCAACAAATGTGAATCAATTCACAAACTACTATGAAGATACTGGAGGATGTTGGGGATGGAAAGGTATTCAGAATTAGAAGTTTTAATTAGTAAGGCGAAGAGTGGGGATCAAGAAGCGATTGCAGCTTTAAACGCAATCAAGGAGAAAATGAATCAATTCCAATAGGAAGTTTACATAAAAAATAGACGATTGTTAGCTAAATATCGCCATCAATCGTCTAAACTGTTTACTGCACCTTTAATCATGTTCAATATTAGTTTTTGTTTATCTTCATCAAGCTTTTCAATCTTACTGATCATGTCGTGTAATTCTGTTTTAACTTCTGACGACTGACTTTCATTTAGGTTTTTATAATCAGAAAGTCCCATCACATAGTCTGCAGATACATTACCTAAGTTCGAAATCTTAGATACAGTTTCTCTAGAAGGTTTTTTCTTACCTGATTCAATTAAGGATACCATTCCTTTGCTTACTTCAATAGCATCAGCGAAACTTTGCTGACTCATAGCTAGACTACTCCTAATTTCTTTAACGCGAATACCAATAATGTTTTCCATCAATTAAAAACTCCCCTTTAATTGGACTACTATAAGTAGTTCCCTCATATAAAATGTAACAGAAAAGTTTACTTAAAGACAACTTTTATTTTGATTTATGATTTTTTAAAAATTATATGTTTACTTTAGGTAAACGTTGTTGTATAATCAAATCAACGAAACGAATAAAGGTGATTAACATGGCAAAATTAAATGCGAAAAGGGCTAAACAGATACGTTTGCAATTAGGTTATAGTCAAGAAGAAGTAGCTAAACACCTAGAATGCACAAAAGGATCTTACTGCCAAATGGAACTTGGTTATCGACAGCCTAGCCTTGAAAAGTTAGGGAGATTATCAAAGTTATATAAGGTATCAACAGATGAACTTTTAGAAATAAGTTAACTATAGGTAGTCAAATTTTTTTAAAGTTATGTTTACCTAAGGTAAACTTATTAGGAGGAAAGAATATGAATCAATTACAGATCATTGGAAGACAAAAAGTTGCAGGTTATGAATTCACCGGAATCGAGGGTGGATTTGGCAAAGTGAAGAAAGCGATGTTAGTGAAAGAAGTTGCTGAAATCCATAAAAAAGAAGTGAAGCATATCAATCAACGCATCAACGAAAATCGAAAAAGATTTATAAACAACGTCGACATTATCGATTTGTTAGGTGTCGGGCTGACGGACACCGAAATTCAACGGTTCGGATTTACGCAACAAGCAATTAATTCTTATAGAGGTCGAAATGGAAGTATTTATCTTCTGTCCGAACGAGGTTACGCAAAACTATTAAAAATTCTCGAAGATGATAAGGCTTGGGAATTATACGACATATTAGTTGATGAGTACTTCAACATGAGAAAACAACAAATAGATACAACTCAACTAAGCCCAGAGCTTCAAATGTTCCAAACACTCTTCACAACATTAGCTACTCAAGAGTTAAATCAGAAGAAGTTGGAACAGAAGGTAGACAACATCAGCGAAATTGTAGCTTTGAACTCTATGGATTGGCGAAAAGATACAACGTTAATTTTAAACAAAATTGCTCGTAAACAAGGTGGTTTCGAAATGTACCGAAAGATTCGAAACGAAAGTTACGAGATCTTAGAGCAAAGAGCCAGCGCTAAATTGAGTATTCGTGTAAACAACAAGAAAAAAATCATGGCATTAGAGGGTGTTTCAAAATCCAAAATCGATAAAGTATCTAATTTAGACATTATAGGTGAAGATAAGCGTTTGCTAGAGATTTACCTAGCTATTGTGAAAGAAATGGCAATTCGTTATCAAGTAAACATTAACGAGGCTATATAAAGGAGGAACAATAATGGCAAACGTAAGCATGAACACAGTATTGAAAGCAAAACTTTTTAGCGACTTACTAAAACATTTAGATGATGTATCAACATCATTAATGATTCAACGTGACGATATGTTAGAAAGCGATGAAAACGAATTAAATATGGAATCTGTTAAAGAGATAAATAGCTTATTAGATAAGAATGCAGAATTTGAGTGTGATATTAAAGCACTGTTAATTACAGAAGTAGACAGAATACATGAAGAGGTTATGGAAATCAAAATCCCTTAGAACAGGAGGCGGTTTAAATGATGGAAGAAAGCACATTATCACTAGCAATCGTAGCAGCGGCAATATGTGTATTCGTATACCTGGTACACCGAATTGATGTTGTAGCAAAGAGAGCAGGATGGCTTGAAGATGACAAATAAACAGCAGTGCGATGAATACGAACAAAAGAAACTAGCATGGATCATAAAGGATTTACGAGCTAGAGGGATACATAACAGCGCAGATAAGGTTGAGGAAATGCATAAGGAGTTTATAACTCTGGCTAAATAAGAAAAGCCCTACATGTTGAGGTGCAGGGCGATAAAAAGATAGTAGTTTTAGATTTCGGAAAAAGAAATCTTGAGGTGTAATCAGTTTAACATATTTTTTATTAAAACTATATATAAAGATTTTACAAATTTGTAGACATAGACAAGCTCTTGCTTGTCGTAATATTCAGGAATCTAATGGAATCCCCACCTAATAGACAGGTTCCTGGGTATTACGATGCGTGAAAGCATCAGAAAGGGTGAGAACAATGCATCTGCTAGCTAAAAATTAGCATTAAAAATACCTGTACGGGGAGGCACAGGTATCCAAGAAGGGTGTTTCAACAGGTTGATTATATTTTACCAATAACTTAATGAAAATGACAGATTAAAAAATGAAAATTCAGTCTATTTGTTCGAGAAATAAAAAACCGCCCCCACCAATAGGACGGTTTTAGAGAAACAAAATAAATATCCGTACCTACATTATAACATATTTTGTTTCTCTTAGTAATTAAGGAGGAATGTGGAAGTGATTGAAAATCCTATGTTAATCGGAAATCATCACGATTCATCAGCTAGAGACTTCATTGAAGAATGCGCTGGTTGCAATGGAGAAATATACTTCGGTGAAAGTTGCTTAGAATTTGGTAGAGATTACCTACATGCAGAAACGGAGTGCATTACACAGTATGTAAAGTCTCATTCTACAGAGAAAGTAGCAGGTGAATAAGATGGCCTTTCAAGACAAAATTGAAGCTGAAATTCAAGTTATGAAGAGTCTAGTTGAACGATATAAGCAAAGTAAAGAACCTAACGCTGCATCGATGGTTGTGGCTTATGAATATGGATTACAGGCACTTACGGAAGTGTATGAAGCTAGTAAACAAACGGAATTAGCACCATTTTAAAAGAGAGGGAGATTCATATGACAACTGAAAATTACTTTTCTAAATTAGCTCAAATAGATTGTACGGAACACGTTGAAAAGAAAGGTCGCTTCAGCTACTTATCATGGGCGTGGGCAGTTAAAAAGCTTCGCGAAGTAGATCCAACGGCAACATGGGAAGTGAAGAGGTTTGACGGAGTTCCTTACCTTAAAACAGATTGCGGTTACTTTGTAGAAGTTGAAGTAACTGTACAAGGAATACCACTGAGCCAAATTCACCCAATACTTAACAATCAAAATAAGCCAATTGCAGAGCCTAATAGCTTTGATATTAACACTAGTATTCAACGCTGCTTAGTAAAGGCAATAGCGCTTCACGGATTGGGATTATACATCTATGCGGGTGAGGACCTACCGGAAGTACAAGAAGAAATGATTACTGCTCAACAAGTTGGGGCAATCAAATTAAACATTAAAAAGTTGGCTACTCTTCGGAAAGTGGATGAAGACATGATTAAAGGATACTTGAGCATTAAAGAAGTTGGTGAATTGACATTAAAACAAGCCGAGGAAGTACTTAAGAAATCAACAAAGTGGGTTAAACAGGCTGAAAAAGAAACTTCTGAAATTGAAGAACAAGAACAGGTTGAAAAATAGAACAAACAAACTAAGGAGATGCTAAGCCTATGTTAGACAAAAATCAATCTAAAGTCGTCCTTCCAGCGTGGGTATGGAAGGGCGTACGGAATAAAGAGGAAGCAAGGGAAAAGACGATAGAGTACATTACTCCCAATCGCTATCCAGGATACAAAGTGATTAAGGTTCAAGGCGCCATAGCGATATGCGAAAGGGAGAATGCATGATGTTTAAGATACCTGTCAGACGTGGATCAATGAAAGAAATGCTAATAGCAGTGCGTGATTTAGAAAAACGAGGTTATGACTATGTAACGCCAATTAAGCGGGTATATAGGGCAGAAAGAACTTTCCATCATGAAGGTAAATTTAGAGGGCGAGACAAGGTTCGTTTTACTGGCATGGAGGACAATGTGAGTTATGAATGTTGGATGAAGAAGGTGAACTAATTGGCAACTTTTAGAGTAAGTAAGGATAAAAACTATACAACAATTAATAATACAGGCCTTAAAGATGAACGGTTAACTTGGAAAGCAAAAGGCATTTTAGCCTACATACTTTCTTTACCAGATGATTGGGTGTTTTACATGGAGGAAGTTGCTACTCATGCAAAAGATAAATTGGATAGTTTGAAGTCTGGAATGAAAGAGCTTAAGGAACATGGATATGTAAAAAGATTCCCTGTAAAAGATGAAAAAGGAAAGATCATTAGATGGGAAACGATTATATACGAAGTTCCACAAGGGGAATATCCACTAGTGGAAAATCCACCAGTGGGAAAACCACCAGTGGAAAATCCACTGCTACTAAATACTAAAGAACTAATTACTAATCAACAAAATATTAATCTACAAAGTAGTAGTAGTAATAATGTTTTTTCATTCTATGAAAATAACTTTGGAATTCTAAACCCGTTTGTAGCTGATAGTATTACGCAATGGGCTAACGATACAGGTGAGGAACTTGTACAAGCAGCTATGGAACGTGCATTAAAGCAACAGAAGAAATGGAATTACGCTGAAGGCATCTTAAAACAGTGGGCTAATAAAAACATTAAGACTTTAAGTGATGTAGAAGCTTTAGAAGCTGAATACCAACGAAATAAAGGAGCGAAGAACAATGCAGAGAGCGGCACTAGCAATACCAACCGATATAGCCAAAAAGGTGAATATGACTATGGATTCTGATGTGTGTGATAGGCATGGCATGAATAAGATGAAGTTCGGTGGACAAGTTGTTTGCCCGCGTTGCTTCCTCGAAAACGAAAGTAAGAAGCTTCAACAGCAGGAACAAGCAAAATACGATGCAGGTAAAGCGAATGAGAAGAAGTTCATGTTCCACCAACAGAGCATGATTGCCGATAGCAACATTAAGAAAGCTAACTTTGATAATTACCAACCTACTAGTGAGGAAGGCGCGAAGAACCTAGAACTCGCAAAGGTCATCGCAACAGATTATCTCAACGGAAAGATTTTTAACACAATTATGGCCGGAAATTGCGGAGCAGGGAAAACACATCTTGCTTACGCTATCGCAGATCAGCTTGCAGGAGCAGGGAAGTCAGTTGTCTTTGTTACAGTCGGTGAATTGCTACGGAAGATTAAAAGTACGTTCAGTAAAGATTCTACATTAACTGAAGATGCAATTATAAGAGGATTAGTAAGAGCGGAAGTATTAATAGTGGATGATTTAGGAGCTGAGTTAGGCGCATTAGATACAAATACAAAAGCAACAAACTTCATTAATAGGGTGTTATTCGATGTTTTCGATGGTAGGCAAGGTAAATCTACTATCTTCACGACAAACCTCACAGGAAAGCGATTAGACGAAGCATACGATGAGCGGATTGTATCGCGTATTCTCAATAATTTCAGAACGATCACTTTCAAAGAAACAAAGGATTACAGAAGAAAAGCATTACCATTCTAAGGGGGAATTAAGATGTGTGTATGTAACGGAACGGGAGTAATTCAGAACGATATTGGAACGGGTATGTATCAATTCGCACCATGTATTTGCGAAGCAGGGAATCGCAGTCCAGAAGAAGTGGATAGAAAGCGTCATGCTGTTATGGCGGAATTAAGAGAAATTCATCAATTACAACTGGAGGGGAAATGGGATGCCACGACTTGGAACGGGTTTGGAGAAGGAAAATTACACAATGGCATTGCAGCAGGGAAAGTACATGAAGAAATCGCGTCGTAACTTATATATTGCTCTAGAAGAATTGGACCTGGTGTTTGATGAAAGCGAAGTAATTCGATTACAAGAAATGTGGAAGGAAAACAAAGGAATCCTTGAAATCGCAGCATTGATTATGGATCAGGCCGATAAGAATAAAATCAAATCTCGCCCAATGGGATTGGAGGCATGAAACAACTAACACTGGAGGATGTTGTAGGCAGTTTTGATTATACGGCAACAAGTACGGCTGATAGGTTCTTACAGCATAACGTCATAACGTATGAAGTTCACTTTTATGACCAGGACAAGCGACAAAAAATAGACTGGTTCGATGTTGAGACAGAAGACGAAGCATGGAGCATGGCGGTGAAAGAACATGGCAAGGGTATTCAGAATATTAGGATAACTATTTCTAATCGTACACGAGATGAAATTATGTCACTGGATTAGGAGGGAGCAAATGGAGAAGCCAACATTAAAGGATTATGCAAAGGCTGCTGAAATTGGTGTTAATAAGAAGTATGTAGACCAACGAATGAAAGAGCTGGATTGGAGTTTAGAACGCGCTATAACGACACCAGTCGGTACGAGCTGGGAAGGAAATGAAAAGAATAAACAATTACTGAAATTAGCTAAGAAAAATGGGGTTAGTGAATCTACCTTTTATAGACGAAAACGTAACGGCATGACGCCATACGAAGCAGCTACCACGGCAAAAGGATTCGAAAAGTACATTCCTTTAGCGGAATCGAATGGGATTAGTAATAAGACCTTTTACCAGAGAGTTAAAAGGAAGATGGATCCATACGAAGCAGCGACAAAGCCGCCACGTAAGTATGAGAAGAAACAAATCAGTTAGGAGTAAATATGAACGAGCAAGATAGGTTAATAGAACGTTTAATTGATAGGCATGTATTTAAATTACCCGATGGCCGTGACTTATATGAAGGGTCATATGAGGAACTAAGAAATCTATTGAAAGGAGTTGAAGAGTAATGGCCGTAACAAGTTGCAATTACACGTATTGGGAACAAGTAATTAAGGATTTTTACAGAAAGCAAGAAGTAGAGCAGGAGGTAAGTAATGAAAAAAGAAATCGTGGTGCAGGTGCAAAGTGAACTTGATGTATTAGAAAGCGAGATTCGTAAGTTGGAATATCACTTGGTTGGATTGGATAGCGAAAAACGTAAGACAAAGCGTTCTTTGGAAGAGTTGAAGAACCGGAAAGAGAAATTGAAAAGTTACTTATAAGGAGTGGAGAAAATGAAGTTAAGAGTGAAAATTAAACGATTGAAAGATGTGGAATTGCCGAAGTATGCGAAACCAGGGGATTCGGGTTTTGATCTTGTGGCGGCAGCGGACACAATTATATGGCCTGGAGAAACAAAGGTTGTACCAACGGGATTGGCGTTCGAAATCCCACCAGGATATGAGTTGCAGATACGCCCGCGTAGCGGTATGACGCGTGATACAAAGTTACGAGTGGTGCTTGGAACTATAGATAGTGGATTTAGAGGAGAGATTGGTGTTCTAGTTGATAACATTGAAGTCCCTAAAGAGGCAAGTATGCAAGCCTATGTAATTGAAAGAGGAACTCGTATTGCTCAAGGCGTCATAGCGCCAGTGGAAACAGCTCATTTTGTTGAGGTGGACGGGCTATCAGAATCAAAAAGGGCAAATAGGGGCTTCGGATCAACGGGGATTAAATAAAAAAGGCTAGGATTTGCTCCTAGCAAAGAGTTATGTCGTACAGAAAGGTGCAAACCTGGTGTTTGCAATTTCATTATATAGCGTTTATCAGGCGGATAGGTTGAATCATAGCAATCTTTACGTAAGTTTTACATGATATTGAGATTTTTGATAGAGGCCAAATTTAAATTTTGTAAAAATAAGCAGGGAGTGTGGGGATAATCTTATAGGTAAAAAAAGGCTCAATTCTCAAAAGGGAGAGAGTTGAGCCTGTGGATGTAATTACTAAGTTCTCGGGTTAATGAAAACTAGCAATTAAATAAAATCGCCCTAGGGTTAGGGGGTCTAGGGTTTCAAGTCTGAGTATATCTCACACGGTAATATAAAAAGAATAGAACGTATTGAAGATAACATATGAATGTTTCATAAATGTATCAAAAAAGTGAACAAAAAGTAATTTTGTAAATCAAGATAGTAATCACAGTTAACTAACGGCTTGTTGAAAAAAAGAAGCCCTGCAGAAAATGTTACAGGGCTTCATAAGATTGAGCTATGTCGTACTCACAGGAGATTTTAACATGGATTTAGTGGTGAATATATTGGTAAATGTGTCCAATGGATCTAGAGCTATTATCTTATACAAAAACGCTATTTGTATAGCTGAGGGGGGATGAATGATGGTTATAGAAGCAAAAGTAAAATTTGAATTGGATGAAGTACAAAAATTACAATTTCAAAATGTAAGAGAAAATGAAGGAGAACAAGAAGCATTTTACTTTTTAGAAGAATTGATAATGAAAGAAATTGATTTAGCGGAATTTGTGGAGATGGAGTACAAGGATAAAGAATAACATTTCAGTTAAATCGAAAGGGGAAACTGTAATGGAATTAGTGGAGATTGCAGGGCAGTTATCAATATTTGATATAGATGAAACAAAGAACAAGCTGTATGAAGTCTTAGAAGCGAATGGCTACTATTGCGAGATTAGGAGTTATTATCTACACAACGATTACTTGGGTGAGGTTAAATACTTTTTCGTTAGAACAACAGACGACACGATTATTGATATGTGCTTGAGTCAGTTCCCAGAAGTGTTCGCGGTGTATGAGGGATTTAATGAAGTGCAGATCAAGAAGATATATAAAGGTAGATTACAATAACAATGCTATTTTATAGAAAAGAGAAGCCCTTAATTAGGTCGCTCCTCTTAATGCCAATATACAATAACTATTCCATTATAATGTATGGGCGTAAAATATTTAATAATTATCTTCATGGTAAAAATTTCATTTTGCTATAAATAAAAAGGCAGTTGTTTCCGCAACCACCTTTTTACAAAACAGAGCAACCTTTTCAGAAATAAAATATGAATGATTTCTGAAAAGGTTATAGGTTATAGAATATACGCCTATTTTTATAACGAAAGTGACGAGCTCAGGTTATAAGAAAGGACTGATTATAGTATACGAGAGATTGTTTGAGATTTTTACATATAAAAGAACAGCTAGCAAAAGCTAACTGCTCAATACAGGGAGATACAGAGAAAAACTAAATGGATTTTGGCATACAGCCTATCAACATTATGGACATAATATTGAATTTTATTCGAAGGAATTTATTTTTATAAATTAGATTATGATAGTCGATATTCTCCATATTGACCAGAAAAGAATTAAGAATTCTAGAAAAATTCCAAGTGTTCTTTTCCTAGTTTTTTGAAATTCTTTTACTAAATAGCCAACAGCACAAATTGCTAGAAGAATGAAAAGAATAAGCTCTAGTGTAACTGGCATTTGATCTACTCCTAATTCTTTATTTTAATTTAGTATATAACGATTATAAGATATTTTTTTGCGGCTAATGGTGAAAAATTAAACAAAACAATCTCTATATGAAAAAAGGTCCTGTTGTCTCCAACAGAACCTCTTCTAAAATGGCAAAGAGTAACTCTTACCTTACTCTTTGTTTATATACTACAGGAGTGTTAATCGAAATCCAAGGCTCCTTATATTGAGAAATAAAGAAGAGTCATTATAAAGAATTTTACCTTTTTTCATAAATAAAAGAGCAGCTAGCAAAAACTAACTGCTCGGTTCTCCAAGGGGGAACAAGGAGAAAATCTGATGTCATATACATTATTGACGGAATATTGAGTTTTATTCAAAGGGGGGTTATTAATTATGTAGGTTACATGAGAAGTCCTATTAACATCCAGGCTGCTCCGAGCAGAACTAAAGCTTCGAATGTAATCCAAAACTTTCTTTTTTCTGGTTTTTGAAATTCTTTAATTACAGAAAATATGGCACTTATTCCTACAAGAGTAAAAAGAGCAATTCGAATTGTTTCAGTCATTTGCATCACCACCTAAGATTTGAATAGTTTAATTATATATTAATTACCGTTTTGTGGAAATCGAATAAAATAATCCTTTTACGAAAAAAGGCCCCGTTGTCTCCAACAGGACCTTTCCTAAAATGGCAAAGAGTAACTCTTACCTTACTCTTCCGCTATATAATACACAAAATACTTAAAAATTTGTAGAACAAGAAATTCCAATATAATTATTTGGATATATAAAATAAATGTGTTTTAACGGAATTGAACATCAGGAATTAAATTACAAATGTTGATTTATCAATGAATATCAATGGTGGGATAGAAAGTGATGATTAATAAAGAAATATTATGATAATAAAATATGAAATATTGCATATTCAATTGAAGTAGAAAGCGAGGAATAACAATGGGACTAGGGAATCGCGGAATGGCTTTTGAAAAGCTTATCAATTTATCGAATGAAATGTATCAAAGAGGGAGAGTGGCGCTTATAAACAAGCGTCCGACTCCTGTAAAGGTGCTAAAAAGTAAAGGTGGTCGTGTACTAAATGGATTCTATGAATCTAAAAGTACAGTAGACTATGACGGTGTATATAAAGGACGAGCTATAGCGTTTGAAGCAAAGTCTACTGAGAATGCTACACGATTTGATTTAAAGAACATTGCGGAGCATCAGTTGGATTACCTGGAGAAAGCGGAGAAGATGGAAGCAATTTGTTTCTTCCTTATAGAGTTTAGTAAGGATAAGTCAATATTTGTAGTACCACTATCAGTCATTCAATCTTACGTAAAGATGTCTCATCAACAGAAGGGCAAGAAGTCTATACCAAGGGCAGACTTTGATATTTATGGATACTTAGTAGAACAGACAGAACGAGCACCGATTGATTACTTGCAGTACGTTGATGAAGTAGTAGCACCAGTTATGTTCGATGGCATGATTCAATTTGATCAGGACCATAAGAAAGTAGCAAATAACATTGAAGAAGCGAAAGAGAAGATGGTCAACAAGAAACGTAAATTATTAAAGGCTTAATGGATAACGGAACCATGTAGAGTGAATGGTGGAGGCTTCTCGCTATGAACGGTTCACTTATTCAACAAAGAGATAGTAAAATTTCACGTACCTGATGTGAATGTAAAAACACAAATTCAGAAATAGGGGGATTCCTTCATGGAGAGACAATTAACATTATTACCGGCTATCGATGATAAGAAAGTACAAAAGGAAGTAGTAAGCGTATTAAAGGAGTACAGAGCGCTCAAGATGAGATTTAGTAATGACGTGGAGCAGGAAGGAATCAGTTTATTCCCTGAATTACGTGATTCAAGGAATACGAGTAAATGGAAGGTGCAGCAGGTTGAGAAGGCGCTTAATAATTTATTAGATGAGGATGAGCGTAAAATCGTTGAGCGTAAGTTCCTTACAAACGAGAGAGTAAAAGACTCAGATGTTTATCATGATCTACTGCTCAAGAAGACATATTTTTATGAGAAAAAGCAGAGTGCAGTTAAATTGATTGCTACAGCGCTAGGAATCATCTAAAAATAGCGAACAAAACGCGAACTTTTTGGGGGACTAAATAAAATGCTAAAAATTATAAATTATATGTACAAGCCCTTTGACAACCGCATATCGAAGAGGATTAGTACACCTATTAGTGAAACGTTCTTATGCGAGAATGTCACGGTAACGTATACCGCATAGTAGGGCGGGCAAGGCGGTAAGAACCCGCGTTAAGACGAAAAGACCAATGAGTTAATTACAATGACATATTCCAGTGTGGCGGGTGTGAGATAACTCGCATTCGTCATGCTGTTTCTATTATATTTAGTATTCAGCTCAGATGCGTCCTCTGGGTTGATAGTGAATATAAGTCTATTACTCTCTGTTATTTGTTTCTGGAAATGGAATGGGGTGGTTTGTTTATGATTAAATGAACATCGCGTTTATGGAAAGAAAACAAATATTAAAATAGGCTTTTTCATCAATTTGAACAGGACATATAGCGATTACTCACGAATTTTCGCTATGCAAGGAGCTGCGGCTCTTTGTTTGAGCCAATACAACGGAAACATTCCCCTTCCGTCCCTCTAGTGTATTGGTTCAAACAAGGCGTCGGAAGAAACGTACACGTCTTGATATAAATCCTTTATAATTCGATATTGGCCAGCAAAGGTGAAAATGACATTAAGTAGCTGAAGTATTGAGCCGGCTCTACGGAGTATAAACGAGAGGGTCTTTTCCTTCTCTAAGCAACCGAACACGATAACCAGGATAGCCAAAGAGCTAAAAACCTGAGCCACATTGTATGTATCGGTTGTTTTGAGAAGGTTGAGAGTACTCAGCCTTGATCTAAGAGAAACTTTGCCATTTGTTTTCTCTCTTCCATCCCCTTAAAAGCTGTCACTTAGGTGGTGGCTTTTTATTTATATATTCCAAAAGGAGAATTTTAATTTTTGTCGAATATATGAATTGATAAAGGAGTGATGGAAAATGGAAACACAAAAAGCAGTATTTACTATGGTTAATGGTGAAGAAATTAACATTAATACCTTGCCATATCAATCGGAAGAAGAATTTTATGAAGCCATTTCTACTAAACAAGGCAGATTTATACGTTTTGGTAAGAGGTTAATTAACTTGGATAATGTCATTGATGTATCATTGGAACTTCAAGACTCATATGCAAATCAGCCTGTTGATTTGAGCCATGTATTAAATGATATTAAATTAGAAGACGATAACGAGAAGTGATTTTTAAAGCATCCAAAACGGGTGCTTTTTTCTTTGTTATATAGAAATTACACATTAAACGTGAAGCTGAACAAAATGTTTATGGTGTTGTCATGAATGTCATGAAACAACATTTTATTATAAATGGGAAATTATTTAGGAAATATCAAAACAAATTCAAAAGCAAGGAAAAAATATAAAAGATATACTTAGGGAGAGGAGATAATAAGGGGAGGTAATCGAATGGATAAGGAAAGAATCTGGAACGATATACAAAAGGTACTAATAAGATGTAGCGTAGCACCGACTATGCATAATCAAGAAGATGCTGAGGTAGTAGAAGTCAGTAATGAATATATACATCTAAAGTTAAAAGAGAAGACGCGAACTAAAAATAGAGATTTAATTTTGACTAAGGTGGATTTTATCAAGACCTTAACTAAGCTTGAGGAAAAAAGAGAAGGGTTAAGAAGGAAAGATCTAAATGGTCGTAAAGCCCGTTACTTATTAGGAATATTAAACTTACTACCTGAATTTCAAGTTGTAGATAGAGAAGTTTTTGAAAAAGGGCAATCTAGAAACAAAAAGTTTTTAGTATATATTTAGATATGGAAGGCGCTGCTGTGAACTGAGTGGCGTCTTGTTTGTTATTAAGGAAAGATAAGGATTAACAAAACAAACGAACACAACGAACGAAAATACCTGAGACTATAGCCCCAGGTAAGCTTGTATGATTAGTGAAAATAAATCCACTAAGGTATTAGGTTGGATTTTGACTTTGAGTTTGAATTGAATTTCTAGTTTCATAGTATCGCCTCCTTATATTTATATAAACGCTGGAGTTGAGAGGTTTAGGTCATCTCAGTGCTATATACATTTGAAATTAGATGAAGTAACAATATAAAAAAACAAAACGTCCGATTTAGGTCTACTCTTTCAGGATTTATTTTGTTCACAATTTAGACATAATTTAAATCCTTGTTTTGTAAGTGGTTTAATGTCCTGTTTACATGTACGGAAAATAAATGGTATTATTGGCTTACAGATAATTTCCGGACACTTATACGGACAAAGGGGAGACATTAGATGATTCTTGGGTATGCTCGTGTATCTACACAGGAACAAAACTTAGCAAGACAACTCAAACAGTTAAATGATTATGGATGTGATTATGTATTTGAGGAGAAAACAAGTGGGGCGACAACTGATAGACCAGAATTACTACGCATGTTGGATAATTTACGTGAGAGTGATGTAGTCGTTGTTACCGATTTAACTCGAATTAGTAGGAGTACTCAAGATTTATTCAAGCTTATAGAAACAATTAAAGGAAAAGGTGCATCGATTAAATCGATAAAAGATACTTGGTTAGATACAACAAGTGAAAATCCATACAGCACTTTCCTACTTACTGTCATGGCTGGTGTTAATCAGTTAGAGCGTGACCTAATTCGAATGCGACAAAGAGAGGGTATTGAACTAGCAAAAGAACGTGGTGTTTATAAAGGGCGCCCTAAGAAATATGACGATGATAACCCTAATATGGAACATGCTTTAGATTTGCTTGCGAACCGAGAGACGAATAAGTTTACAGTAAAAAAGATATGTGAAGTTACTGGTGTAAGTCGCACGGTCCTTTATGAAAGAGCGAAAGAAAAGGGAATTATGTAGATTTTAAAGTAGCGAATCCGCTGCTTTTTTATTTTATACAGAAGCATTTTAAACATTTCTTATAGCGTTGAATACTTATGTAAATATGGAAAACAGATTTGGTTTTTGGAATGAGGGATCGATGTGGATATAACACATATTATGGCGAGGATAGTGGTTAATGGGAAAGATCTTCCGTTTACCTCAGTTAGGACAACCGCATGGATCAATGGACCTGCGAATGATTTAATTGTTACGACTAAGCAAAGGGTGGATGAGCTTTATCGGTTTATGTGGTCACGGGTGCCAGTTATGCTAACAATGTATTTCCTTCAGGGTGCTGACTTGATGAGATTTGCTAGAGTTGCAGGAGTTGATGAAAGTATAACGGGAGAATATATATATCATTTTATTTGGTGATAAGACGAACCTTAAGTAGCCTAACAGCTGCTTTTTATTTTATAAAGGCCCCCTCCCTACCTAGGGGCTAGATGATTTTCTTCATACCACAATGACGGCATTCTCTCAAGAAGATGAAATTTTTAATGGAACTTTTGAATGCGGAATTACCGTAATTATCACAGCGACCACTGATTTTATCAGGATGTTCTTCGTATGTGTATATTTTGCTTAAATCGTATTTTGGTTCTTGTTCTTTATTTTCCATTCGTTTCACCTACATATCAATCTGATTTTAAACAACTGAATCACAATATTATGAAGTGTTCACGTAGTGGATGCTTTTTATTTTGCAAAAAGAGAACCTGCAAACCTGCAGATTCTCCTGATAATGATTTATGGAGCAAGACCCGAAAATATAATACAATAATTCGAAAATGAGTTCAAGTAAATAAAAAGAACCCGCTGGAGTTCGGGTCCTTTTCAGAAGTGATGATGTATTCTCGGCTTGGGAACTGAGAAAAACACAAAAATATAATACATCGAGTTTTAGAGAATTTCAAGACTAAATTAGGGATTACCATGAGGGGAGTTATAACGAGTTTCTTCCTATTAATATAGAAGGTGGTGGGTGATGTGAAGTGAAACAAAAACACGAGTTAGCTCAAGAAGATTACATGCAAGGTATGAAGTATAAGGAACTGGCTGAGAAATATGAGGTCAGTATTAATACAATTAAGTCCTGGAGAAAAAGGCATGGCTGGAATCGAAAAGGGGTGCACCCAAAAGACGAAAAAGGATGCACCCAAACCAAGAAAACAGGTGCACCCATTGGCAATAAGAATGCAGTGGGTAATTCGGGCAACAAGAACCCTAAATGGGGTAATAAGAATGCAGTAGGGCATGGTCCGCCAAAGGGGAACCATAACGCTATGACGCATGGTTTCTTTCGAAAACACTTTCCAGAAGATGTGGCTGACTTAGCTGCTGAGATCATGGAGAAGAATCCGATTGATATGTTATGGGAAAACATAACGATTCAGTATACGGCTATTATTAGAGCGCAAAGATTGATGTTTGTTAAATATCAAGAAGATACAACGAAAGAATTACGAAAGAATAAAGTTACTGAAAGTGGATTCGAAGAAGAATGGGAAATTCAATTTGCTTGGGATAAACATGCTACCTTCTTAAATGCACAATCGCGGGCAATGACTACATTATCGCAGCTAATAGAAAGATTCGATAGGCTAGCGAGTGTTGATGATAAGAGAAGATTAGAGTTAGATAAACTGAAAGCTGACATAGAGAAAACAAAAGCCGATACCGCTCGTATTAAAGGCGAAGATGGTGAAGAATACGAAGATGATGGTTTCAAAGAGGCGCTAGAAGGCAAGGTAGAGGAAGTGTGGGATGACCATGACGACGATTCCGAAGCGTAACAAGAAACCTGCTCCATTCAAGTTTAAGCCATTCTCCAAAAAGCAGCTAAAGGTATTAACCTGGTGGAAGCCTAGCAGTCCTGTTAAAGGCTATGATGGGATTATTTGCGATGGTTCCATTCGTGCTGGAAAGACAGTTTCGATGGCTCTTTCTTATGTAATGTGGGCGATGGAATCATTTGAAGGCGAGAACTTTGGTATGTGTGGTAAAACGATTGGTTCGCACCGTCGTAACGTTATAACGCCACTTAAAAAGATGCTGAAGTCTCGTGGTTATAAAGTTAAAGATCATCGCAGTGAGAATATGCTTACTATTACTAAAGATGGTGTGACAAACTTCTTTTATATTTTTGGTGGTAAAGATGAAAGTTCCCAGGATTTGATCCAAGGAATTACTGCTGCTGGTATGTTTTTTGATGAAGTGGCACTTATGGTACAAAGTTTTGTTAACCAAGCAACAGGTCGTTTGTCTGTAACTGGTTCGAAAATGTGGTTCAACTGTAACCCTGCAGGACCGTACCACTGGTTTAAAGAGAAGTGGTTGGATCAAAAGAAAGAAAAGAATCTACTGCACCTTAAATTCTCTATGGATGATAATTTGTCATTAGATGAGAAGACGAAAAGAAGATATCATCGTATGTATAGTGGGGTATTCTATCGTAGATATATCAAAGGTGAATGGGCAGCTGCTTCTGGACTTATATTCGATATGTTTGATGAAAATAAGCATAAAGTTCCTACGATTCAAAGGGAGTACGTTGAATACTTTGTCTCTTGTGACTATGGTACGCAAAACGCCATGGTATATGGATTGTGGGGTAAGTGCATCGAAAAAGGTGAAGAAGTATGGTACAAGGTGAAAGAGTACCGTTATAGCGGTAGAGAAACAGAAAAGCAGAAAACAGATCAGGAATACTATGAAGACTTTGAGGGATTTGTAGGGGATTTGCCAATCCGTGGTACAGTAGTTGACCCGTCCGCTTCTTCATTTATAGCTTTGCTAGTTAGGAACAAACGAAAAGTATATAAGGCCCGAAATAATGTTAAAGAGGGTATTGGTAATGTCGGTGTTGCGCTTAACACGGGCATTATTTATTTTAACGATTGCTGTAACGAAACATTTAAAGAATTCGCTTCTTATATATGGGATGAGAAATCAGTTGAACGTGGTGAAGATAAGCCACTGAAAGAGAATGATCACCATATGGACGAAACAAGATACTTTGTTAATACAATTATTTACGGACTGCGTAAAAAGAAGAAAAAGAAAAGAGGTGAAGCAGCTTAATGATGAATAAAAGGAAAGTTAGTGCCAAAGTAATTAAGGCGGCGGGAACAAGTGCTCAGGTACTATCCCGCCAACAAGAGAGTGAAAATGAGAAGTATGCTGTAAATGAAATCATTGAACCACCTTATAGAATAGAAGACCTACAGCAGATTAGAGAAAATAGTACGATTCTTGGGCAATGTATTGATGCGTACAAGCGTAATATAGCTGGGTTTGGTCATGAAATGAAGTATAAGCAAGATGATAACAAAGAAACTCCTGAAATGAGGGCGGAGTGGACGTTAGTTGATACTGAAATTATTCCGTTATTTAGCTTCGAAAAGCCATTCAAGGAGATTCTTGAAACGGGCATTGATGATAAAGAGACGACTGGCAATGGTTATATTGAAGCGATTCGTAATTTAGAAGGAAAGCCTGCTGAATTAATAAATATGTTACCGCAGTACATGCGAGTGACTCGTAAAGATGATAACCCCCAAGAAGTTACATACTTAATTAACGGAAAAGAAGTCAAAAGAAAGAAAAGGTTCCGTCGCTATGTACAACGAGTAGGATCCGTAGATACTTATTTCAAAGAGTTTGGCGATCCGCGTTTCTTAAATAAAGAGACTGGTGAGTTTTCCGATGTTTCGTTAGGAGAGAAAAACGCTACCGAAGTCATTCATTTGAAGATTGGTAATGGACCATATGGCATTCCGCGTTGGGTATCGCATGTTGTACACATGGTAGGGGCTAGAAAGGCAGAAGAATTAAACCTTCGCTATTTCAAACAAGGTAGGCATATTCCAATGGCTATATTGCTGAAGAATGGCATTTTATCAGAAGAAAGTGAAGCTGCTCTTACCGATTATGTTTCAAATGTCGAAGGTGAAGGTAATCAACATAAATATCTCTTATTGCAAGTTGAAAATGCAGATGAAGGTGTAGTTGGTGATACACAACCAAACATTGATATAGAGTTGAAATCACTGGCGGATGTATTGCAAAATGATGCCTTATTCCTTGAATACGATGAGAAATCACGCCAAAAGGTACAATCAGCATTCCGTTTGCCAGATGTATATGTTGGTTATATTAGAGACTTTAACAGAGCAACTGCTGAATCTGTGCGTGAGATTACAGAAGAGCAGGTGTTTGAACCTGAGCGTAACAGCTTAGAGTTCATCATTAATAACGTTCTTCTGCTTCCATATGGATTAAAACACGTATATGTGAACCTACGTAAGTCAGAAATTAGTAACACGGAAGATATGGTTAAAACCGTTGAGGTACTGGCTGATAAGGGCGGTTTAACATTCCGAGATATACGTAATATCGCTGGTAATATGCTAAACAAAGAGTTCTCTGATTATGATATTTCTGAAGCAGATCAACCAGTTGCTTTAGTTTTAGAAAGACATCGTAAAGTAAGTGGTTGGCAAAAAGGATTAGGAGAAACTCTACAGAAGTCAGCTGATAGCAATTCAAATGAGGAACTAGTCAATGTAATGAAAGATGTACGTGACTTATTGGAGTCGATGCAAGATGCAGAAGATTGATAAGCTATTAGTTTCTCTTAATGAATGGATTGCAAAGGCTAATACGGATGACTTCATAGCTTCATTGCCTGCTGATTTAGAAGTATTGAACATGTTACCAGGATACGTTGAGGAATTTGAAAAAGAAATTGCTAAACTGCTTCGGAAACAGAAGAAGTACTTTGTCGATGGAATTAAGAACTATACGAAAAAAGATGCTGTAGAGAAGGGTATCAAGATAAAGGACATTATCGACTTTGTCACTGGTAGCCTATTTGGGGCTGATACCTTTGCTAAAAGCCTGAGCAAAGCAGCAAGGAAGTTTCTTGATTATACGATGAAGGACATGACAAAAGCTTTTATGGATGCGATTGACCCGGATATTCAATTTAATATCTTCTCAAAACGCACTACAAAGTGGATTGGCAGTTGGTCTGAGGATTTGGGTAAGATGATGCAGATTAACTCCCACAAGGCTGTAGAACACGTGTTAAATGAAGGGTTAGAAAAGGGAAAAGGTATTCGCGAGATTGCTAGGGAACTAGAAAAGCGCCCTGAATTTGATCGTAAAAGAGCGAGAAGAACTGCTGCCACTGAAGTGCTTGCGAGTTGTTCAGCAAGTCAATTTGAGTCATATTTGCAGAGTCCCGCTGTTACAGGGAAGAAGTGGCGTCATAGCGGTGCAAAGAATAACCAGCCACGCGATAATCATGTTGCGTATGACGGCACAACGGTTCCGGTAGAGGAAGAGTTTAAACTGCCCGGATCTGGTGAGACATGTATGTTTCCTCGTGATAGTTCGTTAAGTGCGAAAGAAAGAGTGAATTGCAAATGTGTTCTTCAGCCTGTAGTAGATAACAACATATTAGGGCTATCTGAAGAAGAGAAGCAGAGGATTAGGGAAGAAACTTTGAAGGAGTTGAGTAGAAAATGAAGACTTCTAAAACTATGCCGATTCATATTTGAAAGGAGGTGAATAGAACAGATGACAAAGCGAAAATTGAAGAATCTACAAGTCTCACACGTTTCTTATGTAAATGCAGGTGCAAATAAACGTGAGTTCTTTTTAACTAAATCTCATGAAAAACCAAACTTTGAAAAAGAAGTACGCGTTATCAAGTCGGAAAATGAAGAGAAACGTTTAGTATATGGAATTGTTTATGAACCTGGCGTTTTAGACAGTCATAACGATTTCGCGGACGAATCAACTATCGAAAAAGCAGCTCATGAATTCATATTGAAATATCGTCAAATCGATAAGGACCACGATTTCCAAGCGGGTGTTGGTGAAGTTGTAGAATCCTATATCGCTCCTGCTGATATGGAAGTGAATGGTGAGACTATTACAAAAGGTACATGGATACTTGTCACTAAAGCAACCGAAGAGGTATGGGAAGCAATCCAGAAAGGGGACTACAAAGGTTATTCTTTAGCGGGAATCGCTGAAACAGAAGTAATTGAGGAAGAAGTAACGAAAACTGAAGAGAAGCAATTTAAGTCCTTCTTCCAATTGATGAAGGGCTTTTTTAGTGGAGAGAAAGAGGACAAACCAGTTGTATCTTTTGCTGAAGAAGTAGAAAAGGCAGGCAAGAAAGTTAGTGCTCCAAATGTGGCGGATATCGACGCTGCTATTGAATCATTAACAAATCTAAAAACACGCGTCAAACCTTCAACGGAAGACGCAGGGAGTGAGGGGAACAATATGGAGTTTAACCAAGAACAATTAGAAAAAACATTAACTTCAGCAGTAGAAAAGGCTGTTGGCCCAATTAAGGAAGAGTTAGCTACTGTTAAGAAACACCTTAATCTCGACGAGGAAAAAACAGAAGAAGATATTAAGGTGGAAAAAGCTGTTGAAGCTGCTACTGCTCCTTTACGTGAAGAGATTGAAGCATTAAAGAAATCTCAAGGTATTAGTAACCAGCAAGATACTGATGTTATCAAGAAAGCAGAAGTTAAAAAATCTGTATGGAATGGCTTACTGTAAGCCTGAAGGAGGAAAATATATGACACTTAATAACAAAACAATTATTGAAAAAGCGGACGTTACTCTTGCCACATTAGCTAGTGGTGGTTTAATGAATCCTGAACAAGCTGATACATTCTTACGTATGGTGCAAAACTCTCCTACTATTCTAAAGGACTCGCGTTTTGTTCAAATGGCTTCAGACACACTTAAAATTGAAAAAATCGGCTTTGGTTCCCGTATTCTTCGCCCTGGTGTTGAAGGTGTACCTTTAAAAGACTCTGATCGCTCTGCTCCATCAACTAGCACAATTACGTTAAATGCTAAAGAAGTAATTGCGGAAGTGCATATTACTTATGATACTTTGGAAAACAATATTGAGGGCGGTAATCTTCAAAATACTATCATGCAGATGATAGCAGAGCGTGCTGCATTAGATATCGAAGAGCTAATTTTAAATGGTGATATAGCGTCTACAGATTCATATTTAGCTTTATTAGATGGGCTTCGCAAACAAGCAACTTCGCATGTTGTAGATTGTGCTGCAGGTGCATTTACTAAAGATGTATTTAAGAAAGCCTATAAAGCTGTTCCTGCTAAGTACCTACGTAACCCTAAAGACTGGAAATTTTACACATCGCATGGTTTAGAAATTGAATGGAAAGACCAAGTAGCGTTGCGACAAACTAACTTAGGGGATGTTTCACTTCAAGGTGGTTTAGCTTCTGCGTATGGTGTTCCAGTGGAGGGAATTGCTATGTTACAACCATATAATGATGGAGAAAATACTGTATCTGATATTTTATTAACGCCGCCTAAAAATATTGTGACAGGTATGAGCCGTAATATTCGAATTGAGGTAGATAAGGATATTCGCGCTCGTAAATTCATTATTGTTTTAACTGCGAAGGTTGATGTGAAGTTCGAAGAGGAAGATGCAGTTGCAAAAGTTATCAAAGTTAAGGAGTGATGACTTTTGAATTATTACGTTAAATTAATTGTTGGTAAAATATATGACGTCCATGAACGTCTTTTTTTATTGGACCAAGAAGAGAAGGTTACAAAGAAAACCTATGATTATCTAAATGGTAATGAACAATTTGAAGTTCGAAAAGAAGGTAGCAAATCTAAAGGGGAGGAGTGATAAGTATGCCACTTATTACTGCTCAAGAATTAATAGATTATACTGTACTGCCTGAAGTGAAAAAACGTTCTGTTCCTTTATTGGAGCAGGACATACTTGAGGCAGATACAGAGATTTATAATCTCTCTAAAATAGATTTTAGTGATAAGACGAAATATCCTGAGGTTCCGGAAGAAGTGAAGTTAGCGTGTAAGAAGTTAGCGCAGTATTATGCTTCAATAAACAGTGATACAAACGCTATGAAGGGGATTAAGTCTGAAAGCATCGGTGGCGGTGATTATTCCTATACAAAGGATAGCGCGAGTGTAACGAAACCTTCTGTTTTGTATCTCCTGCAGAAATTCATGAATCATAAAGAGAAAAATAAAGTCACATTCAAAATGAGGACGATTTAATGTCTCTTCAAGGTATGTTTGTTCACGAATGTGATGTTTATCATTTGCAGAAGGAAACAAAGCCCGGGAAGTATGGACAACCAGGAGAAGAGGTTTATTCATACAAAGATACTCCGGATATAGCAGAACAAAGCTGCTACTTTGCAGAGAATGTGGCAGTTGCTAGACCTATTGCAATACAGTCTGCGCCGAACCAGTTAAATGAACAGCATACACGAGTGTTATTTATGCCTGGTACAGATATAAAACATAATGACAAGATAATCAAGAAAAACACTAATGTCGTTTACTATATACGCAATCCCTTTCCAGTAGTGCATTCACTTACTGGTGAGGTTTCACATATAAAAGCTACTGCGGAGAGGAAGAGTGAGCCATGGCTAGCCAAATAACGACTAGAGGATTTCGTGAGTTCAGTGCTAAGTTGAACCGTATGGCAAGCGGATTAGATCGAAATGTTGCTTTGTGGCTTGAAGCTAGTGGGTTTCAATTTCTAGAAGAGGTACAAAATCAAATCATTTCATTAGCGGTTGTAGATACAAGACGACTGTTAAATTCGTTTGATAAAGGCGGAGACGGAAACGTATGGCGTTTCTCTGATGGTGGATTAACATTAGAGATTGGTAGCAACTTAAGCTATGCAAAATTACAAAATGATGGATGGCAGCAGGTAAGAAGATTTGTTCCAGGCAGATGGGAAGGTCATAATTTCGAATATGATCCGCATGCGCCTACCGGAATGATGCTAACTACTAAATTCATAGAAGGTCGTCCTTACTGGGACAATGCAGTTGCTATTTATGAGCGTATGTTTCAGCGTTCATTTGACCGCCAATTTAAACAATGGGTACAGAATGGAGCGAGATAATTATGTATGAGCAAATACATGGTTCCATGAAAGCTTTTGTATACGACAGTTTACCTGCTAATACATTTGCTTATCATGATCAAGTTCCAGAAGAACTAGTTATTCCATCGGTATATTATCCGATTTTATCTATAAATGATGATAAAACTTCAAAAGATCATTACACCTTACTATACACAATGGTAGTAAGGTTTTTTTATGCAACGACAGATAAGGCAATGCAAGCAGCAGAAAAGGTTGCTAATAAAATCAGAAGTAACGGTTACAAAGTACATCTGCGAAATGAAGATGGTAGTGAATCAATTGATACGATTTATTTTCGAAGAGTAACAACCGCTCCAAGTGGAGTTGGTTCCGCACAATTAACGATGATTTTTGAATACCAACAAGCCTATGTAAATTAAGGAGTGTGAAATATATGGCTGAAACACCTGGAACAGTTAAGAACAAAATGTACCGTGGTGATGAGTTTATTATCGCGGCTAAAATCAAGGATCAAACTAATCAGACAATATTAGTTAGACCATTTGACCAAACTGAAGACTCTCATAATATTGAAGCTGATGAAATTGAAGCAGAGTCAAAAGATAGATCATATTCCGATTATGGAAAAAGAAAAGAAACTCGTTCGTTCTCTTGTACGTTAGCGGAAGGCGACCCGTATTATCCTGCTGTTAAGGCTGCCATTAGAAATGGTGAATATATGGAGATTTATGAAATTAATATGAGAACGAAAGAAGCAGAAGCTGGTAACTATATGATTACTTCTTTTGAACGTTCTTCATCTAACGGTGAATTTGTTTCTTATTCAGTGGAAGTAAAGTTATCCGGATCTGTAAGAACAGAAACACTCACAGAAATTCCTAAAGGTGCAGGTCAGTAAAGGGCGGTTTTTGCCGTCCTTTTTAAATTTGAAAATAACATCCAATTAAAAGGAGATTGATATAAATGCGTTTTGAAATCGATAAAAAGGAATACGAATTAAAACTTACTTTTGGGAACATCTATGAATTAAATAAAAAATATGAGGGCGGTTCAAATGAAGTTGTAATGGCTTGTATGCAAGGAGATTTAGAGTTGTTTGTCGATGCTATCTACTTTGGATTAATGCATACAAAAGAAGGATTTACACGCGATAAAGTCATGGAGAACATCGAAAAACAATTTGAAGAGGGGAAAATCTCTCAAGAATTCATTGAAGAACTTTTAAATGAGGTGGTAGCAGAAAGTACTTTCTACCAAAAGACAACAAAAAAGTTGAGAAAACAAATGAAGAAGCAGTATCTAGCCAAGAATCCAGAAGCAGCGGAGAACCCAGAGATGATGGAAATGGTAGAGGAAATGTTCGGGAAGGTCGAAGAATAAGAGAATTTACTCGCGAGGACTTAGACAAAGTTCAACAAGACGGATTTAGATATTTAAAATTATTGCCTAGCGAGGTTATGGAGCTTACCCCTCGTGAATTCGAAAATATGATGATAGGTCGGAATGAGCAACACCTTGATGAGTTGCAAACAAATAGCGTGTTTGCACTTATGATGCGTGTAGCCTATCATCATGACCCTAAAAAGAAATTAAAACCATCTGATCTATTCGACCGAAATAAGTTGAATGGAGAAAACAATCAAGATTTAACGATAGAAGAAAAAATGCAAAAAGCGCAAGAACATATGCAATTCTTACAAACTCTCAACTTCAATTAGAAAGGAGGGAGAGATTTGGCCACACAAGAAGAATTAGTTGTTCAGTTTAGGGCTGAAACTGATCAAATGCGTCGCGAGATTCAACAGATGCGTCGTGAAATGAACGATTTCGTTACATCAACCAGTAGAAGCTCTAGAGAATATAGACGTAGCATTGAAAATATGGGGAATGCTAACAGTGAATATAGTCGTCGATTAAGGCAAATGAAATATGAACAAAGAGAAGCTATGAAGCCTCATATTGAAGAGTTAAAACGAACTAAACTCGCTTATTTAGATGCTGCTATGAGCATGGCAACTTACTCTGGTAGCGCCCAGGATTTAATTGCTCAAGTTAACAGGATTGGTAAAGCAGAAAAAGCCGCGAATGATGAGATTATGAAGCTAGACAGAATGAAACAAGCTAGCATTTTGCAAACCATCGGTATGTTGAACAATATGTCTACTACATCAAGTAAACTACAAGGTAACTTACAACGTATGGGTAATCCATTATACAACGTTTCTAGAGGGGCTTTAGCAGCAACAAATGCAATGGAACGATTGGCGAATAGAAGTAGTGCTGCTCAGTTAGCTTTAGAATTTCTTGGACCTACTGCGAATATGAAGCAGTTAAATGATCAAATTCGTATTATTAACCAATCTGTTATGGGAATGGGACAAGCATTTTTAGTCGTTGGTGCTGGAGCGGTTATGTTTTATGGCAAATTGCATAAAGCTAATATGGAAATGAATCCTAAATACGCAAAGGCATATAAAGACATGATGGAGTCGCTTACTGAAGCGTTACAGCCAATGAGGGATGCTTTTGCTGCTTTAATGATACCTATTTATAATTTTGTTAACACAATGGCAAAAATGGTCATCGCATTTAATGAAGCGCATCCTACTTTAGCAAAATTCATCCAAGGGACAATGATGTTAGTTCCAGCCTTAACACTCCTATTGCTGCCATTAGGTGCGGGAATGGGATTATTAAAAGGGTATAGAGCGGCTTTTGCTGCTTTATGGATGATTATTAAACCGGCAGTAATGGTGTTAGCCATGGCGAGTCCTGTCGCATGGGCGCTAGCAGCTGCGATAACAGGTTTAGCTTTAGGGTTTACTTATGCTTATAAAAACATAGAACCATTTAGGAACGCAGTTAATAACGTGATAACCGTTTTTAAAGCGTTTTGGCAAGTTTTACAAGGAAATAGTGATGGTGCAGCTAGTATGCTCACTTCACTAGGAATGTCACCAGAGAATACTAGAGCGATCATATCATTTGGTGAAACAGTTCGAGGGGTAATAGAAACAATTAAACAAGTTTTTTCAGGCTTTGCAGTATTCATGCAAGGCATTTTTGCGTTGTTCGCAGGTGATGAAGAAAACGGAACCGCATTATTAAAGTCGTTAGGGATGAATCAGGCAACAATTACAACAGTTGTTAATACTGTATCGTCTATCAAGCAAGCAATAAGCGAGTTTTTAAGCGGAATCTGGTCCTTCATGACTGCGATTGGAACCCAAATAGCCCAGTTTTGGCTTGAAAACGGCAGTCAGATAAAACAAGCCTTTTCCGATTGTTGGTCCATAGCGAGTGAAATAATAAAATCGGTAATGCCGGTTATAGTTGCCGTGTTTCAATTTGCATGGCCGATTATTAAAGAGATTGTGATTGGAACGCTAGAAGCGATACGTGATTTTATACAAGGAATTCTAAAAGTTATACTCGGAATCGTGAAAGTTTTTTCATCCCTTTTTACCGGCGATTGGGCTGGAGTTTGGGAAGGGGTTAAGGAAATTTGGTTCGGGGCACTAGAAGCGATTTGGGGTTACCTGCAATTATGGGGTGTTGGGAGAGTCCTGAAGTGGCTTGGTAAATTCGGTGATGACATAGGCCGATTATTCGGTAAATTTTGGGGAGATATAAAGAAAATTTGGAATGATGCCCTTGCAGATTTATATGTATTCTTCGGTTCAAAATTAGAAACTATAACCCGTCTAGCACAAAGTTGGGGCGGTATGTTCAAAAATTTCTTTGTTGGAATTTGGGACGCTATTATAGGTGGAATACAAAATAAAATGAATAATGTGGTTTCGGCCATTGGATGGGTACTAGGACAAGCAGTAAATACAGTCCAGCGTTTTGTAGGCTACTTTTTCACAATTGGTCAGCAAATAATCTCCGGAATGATTAATGGTATTTACAGTTATGCCAATAAACTAATAGATCAAGTGTTTAATATTGGCCGATCTATAAAAGACACCATTACTGGATTTTTCCGTATCCACTCTCCTTCGCGTGTGATGAGAGATATAGGTGTATACGTAGGACAAGGTTTAGATCAAGGGATGGACAGCATGATAAACCCTCTAGTACGTACTGCATTAGATATGGCGTCTGCTGTTAAAGATGGATTTTCAAGTTTGACAGATTCAATTCAGATGGGTGATATTCTTCCTGGTAATGTAGTAGCTCCTGTGATTCCTTCAATTTCAGGAAGTTACAATGCCCCGTCGTATGTAGCTGGTGTTAATTCATCGTCAGATTTCGGGCAACAAGCAATGATTAACTCCCAATCAGCTAATGTCGCAAGTCAGAATGATAATAGATTAGTGGCAGCTGCAGTTAAAAATTTAGGCGACAAATTAGATAATCTACAAGTTGTTATGGAAGGTGAAACAGTAGGACGTATTGTACGACCTCATGTAAATGAAGGGAATGCAGTCGAAAACGCAGTAAGGAGGTATTTCTAATGGACGTACAAATCACAAGAATGAATGGACAAACTATGAAACTATCTGACATAAACGTTCAGGCACAGGACTTCCGTGTGGGATCGATTGAAATGCGTCCTACCTATATAGATGTAGAAGGAGCAAACGGAAGAATCAGCACAGGATCTACTTATGGGGTACGGACTATAACCGTACCCTTTTATTTTAAAGCGCAGGATTTATTAGATGTAGCGATAACGAGGGATAAACTATTTGAAATGATATTAAGTACAGAACCTTTCTATATTCGCGAATTACGACGATTAGAGTATCAAAATGGAGATAATCTGATAGTTAGTGGCAAACGATATAAAGTAAATATCTCCTCTACATTCGATATAGATCAACAACTCAAATATGGATTTGGAGAATTGGAATTTGAAACAGCAGACTTGCCATTTGCTGAATCGATTGGTAAGTCATCAGATATTCAACGTGATGGAGTTAATCCAGGGAGTGGATTATGGGGAGCTGGTATGGGAATTATCAGTGATCCTGCTTCAAGGATATATAAACATAAAGCCGTAGCAGGTCAACGATTTCAAATTTTCAATCCTGGTAACATTCCAGTGCATCCTTTTGAACAAGAATTAAAAATAACAATTAGTGATGTTGCTGGTAGCACAGCAGGATTTATGCTTAAGAATCATACAAACCTTAGCACTGTAACAATAACGTCAGCTTTATATATTACAGATACCATTATTTACTCAGGTCCCAATATAGGTAGGAACGGGTTATCTTTTTTAAGGAATACAAAGAAGGATTTCATTGAGCTTGTCCCAGGGTGGAATACCTTAGAAGTGTTTAATTGCACCTCAGCAACAATAGAATTTGATTTTAGATTTTACTACAAGTGAGGTGATTTAATATGTATGTACGTGATTTAGAAAATATAGAGTATATCACACAAATAACTTATTTAATTGAAGAAGAATTAAATGGGAATTGTGTGTTTTCTGCAAAGATACCTCCTAATAAAGTGAATTTAACATTTCTTAATAGACTCTCAGAAATGTGGACTTTAGTCGATGATAATGAAACGGAATACAAAGTTGTTTACCTGAAGAAGCAGGGGGAAGGACAAACATTAACCGCTGAGATTAAAGCGGTACCGAAATTTTATGATGACTTCGACAATGACCGTGTGTATGAAGAATATAATCAATCCTTTACTGCGAATGCTTGCTTTGCAACTATTTTTAGTGGAAGTGGATATTTTTGTCAATTGAATGGTAGTTACAATTCGTTACAATGGGAAGGATTCGGTGGTGGGTCTACCCGACTTGAAATGTTTAAAGATGCATTGAATCGTTATGGGGCAGAATTTAAGGTGCTCGGCAAGGTTGTAACCATTGAACCGCAAATCGGAGTTGACTTAAACGTCATGTACCGCCATAGATTGAATGCTTCAAATATAGTTCAAGAAGTTGATGCATCAGGTTTTTGGACATACGCTAAAGGTTATGGTGATTTTACAGAAGAAGATGGATGGCAAGGTGCTAAATTGATTCGTGAGTATACATCACCGCTTGCAAGTATTCCTGGAATCGGAGTGCGTCACGCGCCACCTTTAAAAGACGGTCGTATAAAATTAAATGCAACAATGGAAAGCAGTTTAAAAAAGATTGTGAATGAAAGTTTAAAAATTAGCGTAACTGCCGATATACATGATTTAACGAAACAGAAATACCCGATTGCTCAGAGTGGACTTGGTGATCGGGTATTTCTAATTGATGAAAGAATTGGATTAGATGCAGAAGTACGTGTTGTAAATCGGAGTGTATTACGTGATTGGCGCGGGAATATACTGGATGTTCAATTGACCTTTGGGAATCAAGACATTACCAAAAGGTATCAGTCTAATTTAGATCATGCCGCTAAAACAATTAATGATTTGATAGAAGGGCGAGAAAAGCTCCCAATCAATGCGATGGCAGCAGAAGTTGCAAATGTCACAAGTATGATTTTAGGCGTAACTAGTGAACTAGATATCACACCACAAGGGTTAATTGCGAAGGATAAGAATAATCCCAATTATGTTGTGGTTTTGAATAGTGCCGGATTAGGCGTAAGTACTGACGGCGGAATGACCTTTAGGAACGCAATCACTGGCCGAGGTGTTGTTGCGGAGCGTATATTAGCAGGAGAAATTAAAGGTTCTACACTACGCACTGATAGTGGCTCTAACTATGTTCACATAGAAAAACAATTCATCCGCTTGATGGAATCGAATTTAACACGAATGTATTTCGGTTACTACTGGAATAAAAATGGAAGAATGCAACCTACAATTCTTCTACATGAGAACGTTGATTCTAGCGTATTTAACGACGGAACAATGGCAATTTCACAACAAAATCTTGGTGATTATTATACTGCAAGTGTGGGAGTAGTTAAAGGCAGAACAATTACGGGTGATCCAGCGTTTCCAAGTTCGCTTTATCTCAATTCAAATGGAAATACTCATCTATTTGGAGACAATAAGACAACAATTACGGGTGAAATGGGAATAGATTTTCGTTCATTTAAACAGATAACATTCAATGCTGGCGGGTCAGTGTCGTTTAATACTCAAATAAGTACACAAGGAGTAAATATTGCTGGTGGAGGACCGGACTCTTTAGGAACTATCAAATACATGAACGGAAGTAAAGGCTGGGGAGCTTATCTTCATATAGGTACAAACGGATGGGCATTTATGAACATTTCAATATAGGAGGTATTTATGGCATATCAATACTTAGGAGTAACAGTAACAATTTCTGAAGATGGTTCAGTAAAAGTACCATTAGATAAATTATCCGATATTGGTGTTAAACCTGGTGATGTAGTTGAGATTTTCTCAGATCATGACCAGGTTTATTTGCGTAAAACAGATACATTTTGTGAGTTGTGCAAAAAGAATGCTCATTTGCATAAGTTAGGAACGTTAAATGTGTGCTCTGATTGTTTAACTAACTTACAGCAACAAGCAACGCAAGTATCACAACAATAAAAGAGGTGAGTCGATTTGGCAGAAATACTTAAAATAAGAGAAATAACAATTGATACTATGCAGCACAAAGAATTCAATGTAAAAGAAGAGGAACTGAAGATCATCCGGTTTTATCAGAATGATTTAAACTCTGCCAAACTATTAATCAATGTTACTCACGACAAAGTGGTAACAGATTTTTCATCAGCAACAAGTGTACAAATTGCATTTTTAAAGCCTGATTGTAAGCGAGTATTCCAAGATGTGCAGAATGTAAATCAACTGCAGGGTAAGTACTATGTTGTTTTAAGTACACAAACTCTGATTGCCTATGGTAATGTCATTGCACAATTAAGGTTCACTTTCCCGAATAACAAAGTAATTGAAACTTGTAAATTCGCATTTACAGTAGACGAATCAATAATGTCTGATGAGGCGATGAAATCTACAAATGAATTTCCAGTAATCCAAAAAGCGATTGAAGCAGGTAAAAAGCTTGAAGGTGTAGATATTGACGGGATTATTGCAGCGGGTGAATTAGCGAAGGGGGCAGTTAAGAAATCTGGAGATACTATGATAGGTAACCTTAATTTCCAAGGCACACAAAATAACTTACAATGGTTTTCTGCTGATGGTTCGACTAGGTTATACTCTATCTACGGAAATGGAAATACCTTTGGAGCTACTGACAATAAAAATAATCAGAACATATGGAATTACAATGCAGATACAAAGACCATAACTTTCAATGCAAATACAAACCTTGTCAGGAATAATGAAATATATAAAGGATGGCTACAGCCAAACGGGAGAACAATAATACTTCGTGAAGGCGATGACCTGAATAATGTCCAAGAGTCAGGAATCTACGGAGGTCCGAAACTTGTAAATGCGCCTACTCAGGACTATCTATACATTGAAGTTATTAAATACCATGATGCTAATTATGTAATGCAAAGAGCAACTACATTGACAGGAAGCACAATGGGCTCGTGGGTACGTAGAAAGACAGGGGTTACTTGGAACCCTTGGGAGAGATTGATGGACTCTAAAGGTGGTGTGCTTTCGGGAGACTTTTACTTAGACCGTACAGGAAATGCTACAAAGAAGTATGCTTTCCTGAAGGACGGAGTAGAGACATTTAACTTCTATAACTTCTCAGATACGCATGTAGGTCTACGTGATGTGAAAAATAATAAGAACGTCTGGGAATACAATACAGGTACTAACTCGTTTGATATTCTCAGTGGAATCAATACAAACCTCCTAAAAAAAACAGGAGATACCGTTACAGGTAAAATTGATATAACAGGGTCGGGAGAAGTTAGATATCCTCAGGATACTACTCAGACAACTGCCAAAGGATTCGTTTATATGGACGATACGAGTACGACTACTGCAGCTGGTATAGGTAGATTCAGAAATCCTTCCGACTCATATTTGTATATGGGATGGGGGTCAGCTCCTTGGAGTTCTGCTACTGGGCTTTTGGTATCCAATAATAGATTTACCTACAAAGGCTTCAAGGTAACTACTGCTGAGAAAGACGGCCGTGCTAATATATCGATCACAGCAGATGGAGAATTAATATCTGGAAATGGCGTTATCGCGGACAGAAGAGGTAATACTGTAACACTGAGAGCAGGGGTAAGAAGAAAAGTAGGTATTCCACATACGAATGCTATTTTTACTTTACCTGTAGATATGAGACCGCTATTAACAGTTCAACAGAATACAATATCAACGGATGGAACACCATGTTTGATAACTATACAGACTAACGGTGAGTTTTCTATCCAGAATGTTGGGTCAAACAACGCACAAGGTAAGGATTATTATGTAACTATCTCTTATGTAGTCGATTAAGGAGGTAACCACATGGCTAAATATTACGGTTATTGCTATGACGAGGAAGGTAAATTTACTGAGATGATTCCTTTAGAAGAAAAGGCAATCACAGAAAAACAAACATTCTATCGAGAAGAAACAAAGGTAATCGTTACCGAAGAAAAGCTTTGCGAACTTCATCGATCTTTAGAAGAAGGTACCTATATACCAACTCAAGAAAATGAAGAACCGGTCAGTAAATACGAATGCCCTGACTGTGTAATGGAACATATAGAGTATGAAACTATTAAAGTACCATACGAAGAAGATGTTGTTATAGGTTATGAACCGGACATTCCTGAAAATTGCACTTTAGAGGTTTGTCCTGATGGAATTTATTATCCATTATTTAAAGATGGAAAATGGGTAAAAACAGTCGAACCGAAACCCGAAGAACCCAAGCCTGAAGAACCTTCAGAGTTAGAAAAAATCAAACAGCAATTAGCTGATATACAGAAAGAGCTAGAGGATATCAAAAATCAGAAACCGCCAACCCTTGATGAACCAGAAGTACCAGTAGCATTTGCAGCACCTATACAAGATACACCAGATTATGAACATGAAATTAATAAAATAAAGCAAGTCATTCCGGATTTAGGAGAACAAATTGTTGATTTGCATAGTAGAATAGCTGATTTAGAGAACAAAGAGCAGGTGTAATTAACTGGTCTTTTTATTTTGAACAAAATACGGCTTTTACAACAAATCAAAGCGTGCTTATAGCAGGCTTTTTATTTTTAGAAAAGGAGTGAAAAGATGGATCGTATTGATGTATTAATGAAAACATTTATAGCTACCTTCGGCGCTTTCTGTGGGTACTTTTTGGGAGGATGGGATACAACATTGAAAGTTCTAGTTATCATGGCAGCTATCGACTATATCACAGGAGTATTCGCAGCAGGATATAACGGAGAGTTGAAAAGTAAAGTGGGATTCAAAGGCATCGCCAAAAAGGTGGTGCTTTTTCTTTTGGTTGGAGTTGCAGCGCAGTTAGATTCAGCGTTTGGAAGTAATAGCGCCATTCGTGAAGCGACAATCTTTTTCTTTATCGGGAATGAGTTGTTATCTCTTTTAGAAAATGCAGGACGTATGGGAATTCCTTTGCCATCTGCGTTAACAAACGCAGTTGAAATTTTAGGCGGTAAACAAAAACAAGTAGAGAAAAAAGGAGAGGTTGAGTAATGGAAATCACAAAAAAATTAGTTGATCCAAGTAAATATGGTACAAAGTGTCCGTATACAATGAAACCTAAATATATCACTATTCACAACACATATAATGACGCTCCAGCTGAAAATGAAGTGAGTTACATGATTAGTAACAATAATGAGGTGTCGTTTCATATTGCAGTAGATGACAAGAAAGCGATTCAAGGTATTCCTTTGGAACGTAATGCGTGGGCTTGCGGAGACGGAAATGGTTCTGGGAATCGGGAGTCTATTTCTGTAGAAATCTGTTATTCAAAATCAGGTGGAGATAGATACTATAAAGCTGAGGATAATGCTGTTGATGTTGTACGACAACTTATGTCCATGTATGATATTCCAATTGAAAACGTCCGAACTCATCAATCTTGGTCAGGTAAATATTGTCCACATAGAATGCTAGCAGAGGGCAGATGGGGAGCGTTCATTCAGAAGGTTAAGAGTGGGAATGTAGCAACTATTTCACCAACAAAACAAAACATCATCCAATCAGGTGCCTTTTCACCTTATGAAACTCCTGATGTTACAGGGGCGTTAACATCCTTAAAAATGACTGCTAAATTCATTTTGCAATCTGATGGATTAACATATTTTATTTCTGATCCAACTTCAGATACGCAATTAAAAGCAATGAAAGAGTATCTTGACCGTAAAGGTTGGTGGTATGAAGTTAAGTGAAATATACTAAGTAACTACAAATGAATCCTATATATGTGAAATAGTAGACAAAACTTCCTATCAAAAGGTGGTTTTGTCTACTTTCATGATTTAGATTTTCGTTAATCCCCACATACTGAATTCATAATGATATTCCGTTCTTTCGATACATACGCCGAATTCTAAATCATCACCAACTAATACAAAATCCGCATACCCAGTTAGAAATCTTGATATATTTGATAACTCTTCTAAATTATCAAATACTTCAGCAATGTTCAGCTTAACTGCTTCAATTTTACCACCCTTAGAGAAAAAGAGTCTCCCTTGATTAACTGGGAATTTAATAGTTTTAGTTGTTTCTTTTAACAGCGCTATTGATAGTCTTATGTTTTCTTCATAATCAGTACTACCAAATTTTTTTATGTTTGAATTTTGTTCTAGCGTATTAAATAATTCTTTACAAAATAAATCATTAGATTCTGCATCCATAAATGAGTCCATAGAAATTGTAACAATATTAGAAAGTTCGTCTATCAATTCTTTTCTACTAGCATTTCTTTTAGCTTTAATTTTTAGAATTTCGAGTCGGCTTTTATTCATATTACTCAAAATTTTTCACACCTTTAGTTTCTTATTTTTTTCCTTTTTTCTTGTATCCTTCAAAATCTTCCGGGTAATGTCCAGGGTGTTGATGATATCTTCCTTTTTCCAGAGGGCTTCCTTTTTCATCATCTGCAGTATGGAAATGGGAACCCCTTCCCATTTTATCTTCTCTATGCTCAATTATATATACTTTTTCATTCTTAATATTAACATATTCTTCTACCCACCTGTGTTCGCTAGTTCCATCAAAGATTTGAGTAGGTTTTTGGCGTGGAGTAGAGTTTGGGATTCCAGCGTTACGTCTAGCTTTGCGATAGGCACCATTACTAGTTAATAATTTGTCCTGTCTCTCAAGATGTGCTTTATAATTTTCAGTAGCCCTAGCAGTTTTAGCAGCTTTAGTAGCTTGAGCTGCATCCGCAGTCATTTTTACACCTTTTCCAACTTTAGCGAGTTTTCCAAGAGGTGTGATTCCAGCTACTACCATTCCACCTGCAAAAATTCTATCCCAGGTTGAAAGTTTTTCTCCAGTAGAAGGATCAATTCCATCCCACGCTCTTTTAATATCATACTCACCAGTTAATTCACCAGCAATGTCTCGAGCTAGTTTACCGCTATCAAATCCTTTTTCTTCAGAAGAAGGTTTACCGCACATTGCGCCTTCTTCCAATGTAACATCTTGATTATCTACATTGCGAAATTTTTCAGCAATTCGTTTCAAGTCTTCTTCTACTTGTATAATTGAATTGATAGATGTAAAAGCTTTTGGTCTCGCATCATTGAACATTTGAACGAATTGTTGATTAGAGGCACCAATCCATTGGGAACACAAATAATCTATTTCATTACATAAATTATTATGTATAGATTCTAATGCGATTCGGGTATTACTTGCACGATTAGCAACTTCTTCTAGCATTTCAGGTGTCACTTTGATTTGAACCATTTATTTCCTCCCTTTCCCCAATTAAAATTATGAGATAAAAAGGAAAAAATGTAAATACAGAAACTTTAGATTAGTATAATAATATTTATGTAAAATAAAATAAAGAAAACCTACCTTATTAGGTTATCTTTTTATTTTGCATTAATAATATCGATAAATTTCAACGTCATATTATTGTAAAATGCATCAGTGCAAAGTATTGATTTATTCAGCGGATCAATATCAACAACGGTCATATAGTTAGTAAGTAAAAAACCACCTTCGTAATATGTAATCAGTATTTCTTCTTCAGATAATAACGAACATAATAGCATGTTCTCAATCAGTTCTTGCTCATCTTGGGTTAATGTAGGTCGTTCTACCTTCGTCTTTTCTTTAACTATTTCACGGATACCAGCGAATTGCTCTGGCATCGCCGCGAATGGAGTCCATTTAACCATTCCTCTTCCCTTTGGCATATTGGCGTTGTTCATGCTTTATGTCCCCCTAACAATGTGTTTCTGTATCTTGCTGTTGCACTATTTGTATACGAAATTCCTCGTAATATGCTGTTCTTTCCAAATTTAGTGCGTATTTCGTCCATTACTTTAGTTAGTTTCATTTCTTTTTCTCGTTGTATTACATTATCGAATAGTGAGATTTGTTCTTCGCCTTCATTGATTAAGTTAGTTAAAGAAACATTGATGGTTCTAATGGGTTCCCCAGTATAGAACTCGTGTAAAAAATATGTACAAATCTTATATATATCCATTGTTAAATTGGTTGGGCGGTTCATAGTGTGAGTTTTTCTGAAACCACCAGCGTAATTTTTACTGTAACCAATAGAAAAATGGATAGTTTGAGCTAGTTTGTTTTGCCTTCGCATTCGATAACAAACTTCCTCGATATGTTCCAGTAGAATAATTGGGAATTCTTCTATGGTGTAATCACGCATAAGTATTTGGCTTTTACCAATAGAAGTTGTTGCTGGAACGTATTTTTCTGATATACGGCTAAAATCAATGCCGTTGCTATGTAAGTGTAATTCTTCGCCAATGACTCCAAAGCTCTGTTTTAAATATTTGAGTGGATATTGTGCCAAGTCTCCGATTGAATGAATTCCTTTTCGGTTTAACTTCGCTTCTGTTTTCCCTGAAATCCCCCAAAATTTGCTGAGTGGTCGTATTGGCCATAATTTTATGGGTACATCTTCGTACTTCCAGTATGCTATACAATCTTTCGTTTTCTTTGCTTCTACATCTAAGGCAACTTTGCTCATTAAAGGATTTGGACCAATTCCTATCGTGCATTCAATTCTTGTCTTAGCGTATATCTCACGTTTGAATTTCAATGCAAACTCATATGGATCGTTTGCAAATAAATGAATACTATCCGTAATGTCCATAAAAAACTCATCGATGGAATATTGGTGAAAATCCTCAATTGGTACGTATTGTAGAGCCAACTTAGTGATGAAATTAGAGCATCTTATATAGGTGCCCATAATTGGATTTACCACAAGGATATCTTTACGACGTGGTATTTCATACAATCTCGCCATTTTCTTAACGCCTAATGCTTTTAATGGTGGAGTTGCAGCCAAAACAATTGAACCACTCCTATTCACATCACCAACTACAGCTAATTTAGTATGAAGTGGATCTAATCCCATTTTGATGCACGATACGCTGGCATAGAACGAACGAAGATCTACACATAAAACAATTCGATTTGGCAATATTGAATAGTCATACACCGTTATTCCCCCTAAATAACAGAACGTTAGTTCTTATTATATACGAATGTATGTTCTTTTATGAAGAGGTTTTTTCAAAAAAATAAAATCGAATCAATATGGTCGGTTTTGAGTCAGTTATTTTTCTAATCAAATCAGTGTCCTATCCAATTGCATCCGTTGTAGCGTTATGCGGTGGTTTTTTCATTATGGTTGGTAACTGGGAAGGGGGATTCTCATTAATAAATCGTGCAGTGAGTGGTTATATAGTGGTTCAATATGCGATTACTTTTTGAAATTACTAAAGTTATATGGTTATATCAGTTAATAATTGTAAAAAAAATATAAATTCCTTCTTTTTCTAATTTAAAAATAGTTATATAATGATTCTCGGAATAATATTATTGACGTTTAAAATTAAGGGGAGAGAATAGTAATGAAAAAAATAATAATTTCTGGTGTGTGTGCAGCAGTATTTGGTACAACTTTTTTTGCGAATAACTCTATGGCTGAGACATCAGGTAATATCACAAATCAGGGAATACAAGCAGCGAGTGCTCAAAATAGTAAATTTATAGATGTGCCCGATTGGAGTTGGGCATATAATGAAATTAACTACATGGTTGACCACAATATAATGTTGGGATACCACAATGGTTATTTTGGAGCTTTAGAAGAAATAACGCGTGAAGAATTAGCGGCATTCTTATATAGAACGGTGAAAATTCCCGATCGTGATATGTCACAACCGCTTCCTTTCAATGATATAAATGATTCAATGTTTAAAAAGGAAATTGCAGCAGGATTAAAAAGTGGAATTTTCTTTCCCGCGTCTGATGGTCGTTTTAACCCAAATAGAACTGTAACCCGAGCAGAACTTGCTCAAACTTTCAAAAACGCTTTTGGGTTAAACAAGAAGTTTGATTATCAATTTAACGATACACAAGGACACTGGGCCAATGAAGCCATAGAAACTTTGTATAGTAACGGTATTACTGGTGGTGTAGGTAACAATAACTTTAATCCAGACGGTACAGTAACGCGTGAACAATTAGCAGTATTCCTATATAGAGCTATTCCAGTGTCTATCAAAGAATTACGAGATAACGCTAAGTAAAAATAATTAAAAGACTGACTCTTATGAGTCGGTTTTTTTATTTGCAGTTTTTTTTAACTGCTGGTTCTATCATATTCGTTATGGCGTTATGCGGCGGGCTATTCATGATGGTGGGTAGCCAGGAAAGGGGATTCTCGCTGTTTTCTTGAGCAGGGATTGGTTATATAGTGGGTCGAATGATTCCGTTGTTTATGAGGTTGCTTGTTGAAATTGCTAAAGCGATATAGAATAATATAGGAATTAATGTGAAAAATCGTATATTAAGAGAAAAGAAAGAGGTGAAAATATGAATGTGTGGATAGTCTTAGCTGTTAGAAGAGTTCTAATCTATGGGTGAAAAATAAAGATACCACAAGGATGTGATACCTTTATTTGGCTAGCTATTGTAGCCGTCCTTGGCGTTCTTAATCAACTATCAGGATTGATTAAAAACACCTCAGATATATACTTCAAAGTTAAAGAAGAAGTACAAAAGAGTCGCACCCACCAAGATATCAACTCAGAGTAACCACAAGGGGAGGAAAACCTCTCCTATTCCCTAAGATTATAACACATTCATACTAATTATGAAAAAGTTCATATGGAAAAATACCCCTATAGCTTTATTTCTGATTTTTGTTTTAACAACCCTTGATTATAACAACCTAGGTACTGGGGGGTATACCTATATTACATTTGCTGGAATAGCTCTATTTTTAATGTTGATTAATATAATTATTTTGTATATAAAGGAGACGAAGAATGTTTAAATTTGAAACAAAAGAACAACTAACAAAGTTTATACAAGATGAAATTTTAAATTCATCGGAAGCATTAGATATTCTCGGGTGTTCTAGACAGTATTTAAACAAATTGGTAAAAGAGGGGAAAATAACACCGATTAAAGAGACAACTCGCGATAAATTATTTTATAAACAAGATATTTTGACAAGAAAAGAAAAAATGAGAAAGTAAAAGTAGTTCATGCAAATCTCTTAGGGAATGACTACTGTAAATTGAAACAAGGCACAACTAAACGATATAACAAAAAAAGCAGACGCAAATTAATGTGTACTGCTTTTTTTGTACGCTCTACTATTTTATGTTTGCTTACAAATTCAGCTTAGCCCGTTTGTATTTGCAGGAATTTCTTAACTATCATGGAATACTGTCACTAGGAGGTGTTGTGACGCTATGACGGACGAAATTGTTTATTCTGCTAGTGAAGTATACAAACGACTAGGAATAAGTGATAGCACCCTTAGAAAGTATATGGAAGTACTGTCGCGCGAGGGATTTGCAGTGAAGAAGGATAATCGTGGCAGACGCCAATACACAGACAGTGACATTATGGTTATTGAGAAGCTAATTGAGCTTAGTAAGCATGATGGTATGACGCTAGAGAAGGCAGCGAAGATGATTGCGCAGCAAATAGAGAAGGTTAATCCGGATCTGATTCAAGAAGAGGCTGAGGAAACGGATTTAGTGCCATTCCACATTAAACAGCAGTTACAGGAACAGTACAGCGTTATGGCGCAAGAAATGAATCAGAGTATGTTAGCGATGGAGAAGCGATTGAGTGAGCAGGCGAAGCAGAGCAACGAAGAAATTAAAGCGAGCGTAGAAGCGCATAATGAGCGAGTGGAAAAACGATTGGAAGCGCGGGATGAGACGCTTATGAAGACATTGCGTGAGATGCAGGAAACGAAGAGAATGATGCAGGAGTTTCGAGATGAGGTTGCTGCAGCGAAAGAGAAGAAGCCATGGTGGAAGTTTTGGTGAGTGTACTTAAATAAACTACGGAGAAGTAGAATTTTATAAAACATGTAAATAAAGAAAAGGGGGGAGAATTTATGGGGGAATTGTTTGTAGATAAGAATGTAAGTATAACTGATGATTATAATGATGAGGATTATGATACTGTAGGTGAAAATTTATATGCATACAACGTAGATGCAACGAAAGGATTACTAACAAAGCCAGAGTCAGATATTCATTTGTTTTTAAAAGATAAATCAGGAAATGTTGTAGGCGGAATCTGTTGCGAAACATACTCTTATTGTTTATATATTGATATGTTTTGGGTATCAGAAAAATATAGAAACAAAGGCTATGGTAAGTTGTTAATTAATGAAGCGGAGCGTATTGGAAAAAAGGCAGGATGTACTTTTGCACATACTTCAACCTTTAATTATCAATCTCCTCATTTTTATAAGAATATGGGTTATGAGGTTTTTGGGGTTATTGAAGATTACCCAGAAGACATAAAGCAGTTTTTTCTCAAGAAGAAACTATAGGAAATCAAATTGCTGCTGCGAAAGAGAAGAAGCCATGGTGGAGGTTTTGGTGAGGACAAGAAGAGGAGGACTTCAAAATGATTTTAGAAGCAGTCATGTTGCAAATAAAAGACGGTATGGAGACGGAATTTGAATCAGTATTTAAGCAAGCATCCTCAATTATCTCTTCCATGCAAGGATACATAAATCATGAATTACAACGCTGTATGGAGCAGAAAGGAAAATATTTGCTCATTGTGCGATGGGAAACCTTAGAAGACCACACAATAGGATTTCGTCAATCTGAACAATATCAAGAGTGGAAATCATTATTGCATCACTTTTATGATCCATTTCCAACAGTTGAACACTTTGAGCGTGTAGAGTTATCACGAAACTGAACTTGACCGTCTATTAATACTTGAAAAGTAACTTCCAATAACGAAAAGTATGTAAATAAGCTAATGGTGGTTCTGGTAAGAACTTAACTATAAAAAATAAGCCCTAACAAAAAGTAGGGCTTATTTTTTATCAGAAACTATGTCATTTAGAACGTTCTGCTCATGTGTATTCAATTTATTAGAAATGTAGTAATCTAATATTTCATCAATAAGCTCATAATTTTTCATATTTTTCATTGTGCAAATGGTTTTTATTTTATTAAGTGTTTCAGACGATACTTTTATATTTTTCCTGTCTGCTGCTGACAAGGAATTCTTTTTCTTTGTCGCAGGATTATCTTGAACAGGTGTCACAGTCACTAAGTATTTTTTATCCAAAGTATTCACTCCCGTTTTATACAGTTTTAAATATCTGTTAAGATGTTAAATTTGCTTTTCTGTTCAGGTGTCAATTCATTATTTACATAATGATTTATAAGTAAATCAATGATTTCGTGAGTAAATTTCGTGTTGGTAATTTTCATTAGCGCTTCAAGTTCTTCTTTAGATTGTTTAGGGATTTTAATACTTCCTTGTTGATTTTTAAATTGCTTTTTCTCAGGTGCCTGCATTGTTTTTTCTGTGGGTGTATTTAAATCTGAGTTGTTAGTAATAGGCGTAACAGTTACTACAAATGAATTATTCTTATTTTCCACAGTTACCACTCCTGTTATAATTTTATAAATTTATACTTTTATATTTTTATAAATTTATAAAAATGTTTATGTAAATAGGAATAAAATTAAATTTTATTCCTATTCTCGACTTTTCTTTAGTTCAAGCACTTGTTTTACAGCGTTTTTTACTAACTTTTGTTTTGGTGCAGGTAACGAAGCAACTTTTTCTTCGATTAACATATTTATAACTTCATAAATTTTCATATCTTCTATTGTAGCCAGCGTGGATATTGCTGTATGCGTTTCTAATGAGACACGGAAAGATTTTGGTAACTCTTTTGTAGTAAGTTTTCTCTTAGGTTTTTCGAAGAGTTTATCATCTTCAGGGAAAGTACGTTCCTGCTCTTCTTTACTTTCTGGTGTAATTGTTACGGATCCTTCAGTTCTCTTTCTTCTCATACCAAGTTGTTCTTTATCTATCTTCAATTCGTTATCCAT